TTCTCAGATACGTCCTTACCTAAAGATTCTCTGAGCATAGACCTAAGTCCGGTAATGAACTGAGGATCGTTGCTATCTAGATTCGATAAGTAGTTTAAGTAAACAGCTTGTCTAAACGATTCTTGCCCTGCCAGCGCACTGTCTGAGAGGAGCTTCTTAAACTTGAGAGCTTGAGACCCTTGAGCAGACTCGTAGTTAGCTGACCTCAAAAACTCACCCATGACACTCATCATGTCGGAGGTGGGCATATCTTTGATTTCCCCTATAAGTTTAGACGATGCGTTCGGAATAATGCCGTCGATGAATAGTTCCTCCAAGGACTGTCGAAGTTCTGGAGAACTATCGATTTCTTGTATACTCAACTGCGATACCGCTTTAGCACCTAAAGAAGCTTCACTAAGATCAGTATCACGATCAAGAGGGCCAGACCCAGCGAAAGGCTCTACCATTACATTGCCGTCGATGTCTGTCTGATCTCCCGACCCGAAATTATTCGGCTCTAAATCTAGATCAGAGAAGGTGGAGACAACAGAATTCTGTTGGGCCATGTTCCTGCTCTTCTCTTGATCAACATACTTCCTAACCTTTTTGCTAAGGATAGCGGGGAAGGAGGGCATCGTGTTGTTCGCAAACTCTTTGTTATTTAGAATCTGCTCGTTTACAAACTCAGTAATAATGTCTGCGTTTGACGCTTTATCGTCAGCCTTTACAAATCCTTTAAGAGAAGAAGACAACAACTTCGTGTTGACCTTGTTGTTCACCACCATGTTGTCGATAGACAGTCTAGTAGCTATCTCTCTAGCAGCGAAGTTCCTAGCTTTCCTATCGGGAATAGCCAAGATACCACCTCCTGCGAAATTATGGGTGGTGCTTTTTAGTAGCGTGTCCCTTACAGAGAACAAATTCAAAAGGAATAAGTATTCGTGATACGCCTCAAAAATAGGCGTTACCGCTCCTGTGTCAGACTGTTCAAGTAAGTCCAATCCTGTTTTGTTACCTCTACGTAAGTGGATCTTGATCATCTCAAAATCCTTCGTGACGGCTTGTGTATAGTCGATCAACGAATTACGGATGTCGCCAAAGGTAAATAGAGAATCCCCTACCGGAAGGGTGTAGCCTCTTTCGTTAACTGGAGTAGCTCCATGAGGCATTACAGTTTCCTCCATTCCTGCTGTGGTGAAAGGAAGTTTGGTTAAGTCGTCAAGTCGGCTTTTGTCCACTTGAGCATTAACAATCTCATTCAATGGGCTACCTAAATGCTCTACACCTAAACCATTATCGCGAGTCTTCTCTACACGGGTGACGTAACCATCTACAACTTTGATTGAAGGGTTAATGTCGAATACGTTCACGGAATCGGGAACAGGGATTCGGATGTTGTGGGCTAGCATCTGAGCCATCAAGACAGGGTCGTTATTGAATATACCGTTGCCTTTAGAATCCAGCCTGCCTTTGATGACTTTGCTTTCTACTTTCTCTTTCGTGACTGGGTCGAAGTAAGTAATCCGCTGCCCTTTAAATGTTTGCTCCCCCTCTTTAGACTCCAACTCAATCAACGGCCATTTATCGTAAATTTTAGAGGCAAGGTAATCAGAAACTTTTGATACGTCTTTTCTAGTCAACGGGATGCCGTGCTTCTTAGAAGAAGTAATCCTTACAGGGTAACCTAAATTCGCTAGTTCTAAAACTGCTTCAGCTTCTTGCACCTCTGTCTCTGTTAGCTCTTTGCCTTTCTGGAAGAATGAAAGGTTAGGAGGAGGGGGAGTATACGTTTTGGATGCTTTAGGATACTGACCCGATTTAATATCGGAGAGCGCAGAGGATGCTATTCTTCTGAGTTCTTCAGGATCTCTTTCGTTAAATGACTCTATAACATCATCTTCATTCGTCTCTTGCGTAGCTTCTGCCTGTTCTGTTTTGGAGTTAACTCTCTTGAATTCCCCAATTACTTTTATCCTACCCCTAGATAGGTCGCTCGAAATTACTTTGTTAGGGGCGACGCCTTTACCGTCTTTATTGATAAGCGTAATTAAGGGGGTTCCCATAGGACTTATCGATAAGAATACTCTCCTCCCATCAGTGGCGTCGGCAGATCCTGCAAAATACGCAGCAGGGTCAATTTCAACTTCAAGATTGCCTATTTCTTCTTCAGGCATATTCATGAAGTCTTGCTCTTTGGTCTTAGCCCAGTCGAAAAATACTTTCTTAAAAGCATCTATTTTCTCCACACCTTCATCCATCTCAATCGCAGGCTCCAGTAACGCGTCAAGCTCAGGGATTCCTGTGAGAAGAGAAGAGTTTGGCGGTGGAGAGGGGGCGATATTAAGTGTCGGTGCAGCCTCTGCTTCCGCTTCTGGAGACGAAACGTCAGTCGGCCCCGCTGCTTCTGGCGCAACTTCTTGCGTAGGTTCTGGCGCAACTTCTTGCGTAGGTTCTGGCGCAACTTCTTGCGTAGGTTCTGGCGCAACTTCTTGCGTAGGTTCTGGCGCAACTTCTGGAGCGGACTGTCGCGGCACTTGACGAGTTGCCTCCTTCGCACCCAATCTAAAATACCTACCGAGAACAGCAGCGGAAATAGGGCTACCTGTATCTTTTAGATTTAACTCTACGTCTTGAGCAATTTGATCGTAAAGACGATCTACTTGAGCAAACTTACGCTGCTCGTTCATCCTAAACCTAGAACCAACTTTCTGAACAATGGGCGCACCTGCCCCCATGATACCACCGATCATGGCAGCGTGGAATGTTTGCGTCAGACGCTCTAATAGCGGAGTGTCTTGATCAAGGGCTGCGTCTTCTACGAAGCTATTGACGAACTGGTCGAGTCCCTCTTCCATAGCTTCGTCAGTAAAGTTTTTGCCGTATGAGAAAACTCTAGCCATCTTGCCATTTTTACTAAGTGATTTAGTTATCGATTTCTTGATCGCTTTTGACAAAGTTTCATCCTTAATATCCTGTGCGAAACCAGATACTCTGTTAGTAACCGCTTTCAACTCTTTGAAAGACATTCCGCGAAGGAAGGCGTCATCAAGTCCTCCACGACCCATCAGACTAAAACCAGAAGTAATAATACCTGTTATCGCTGCACTCGTTAAACCAGCACCTAAAGCTCTATCTCTGATCTCTTCATCAGAGAGATCTGTGTTTTCTCTAAGGTGGTTAGTGATACTACCATAAGTCGCAGCACCTGATCTGGTAGCTGCGGGGACAAAAACAGCCGAACTAGTTCCGATCTTCTCAGCCAAGTTACTATTGAACGCTTTCATAACGTCGTTAGTTAACTTGCCGTCTCCCGTTTTCACCGCTTGCTCAATTACTTGAGCCATCGTCTGTGATCCTTTACTTTTACCGAACCCTAAAGTAGTAATCTTCTTAGGAGCGGTTTTAATGGTGTGAGCCACCACTCCTTTAGTAATAGCCTTCGCGGCAGCGAAAGAACCAGCGCGTGCAGCCACATATGCCGCGCCTCCTACTCCAGCGGCAGGTGCAGTAACCGTTGCTAGAGCAGCAGTAGCTGCAATATCAACCGTCATGGGGACTATGGTCTCCGCAATTTCTTGGATGTAACCATACTCTTGGTTGAACATTCTAGCTACTTCTCTCCTGTCAGCACTACGCTGCGCTGACTTTGCTAAGTAGTCGGTAGCTATCTCACTACCCATAGCTGCCGGAACAGCAGCAAGAAGAGTTCCAAAGCCGTCGATTACAGACCAACCTACGCCAGCAGCTTTTTCAGTAAACTCACTGTAGTTTTCTTCATCCTTTAAGAAATCATTCAAGATTTTGTGGTTAGCTTTACCGTCGGCCCTTCCCTGCATCAAAGCCGCATTCCACTCGTCGTCAACGCCACTCCTACTGAGAATGTCTGCGTAGCCTTCAAAGTTTTGATCCAATAACGCAACCCTATTTGTTTCTAAGATCCGACGTGTTTCAGGATCGATGTCAGGTCGGGCCTTCAACATATCGTTGAAAGCATCTTCATTCACCATCGCAGCCGAGTGAACGACAGGAGTTCCGAAAGAAGTCAGTCTGAGATTCTTCCCAGCTTCTTTCCCTTCGTAGAATTCAAACATCTCACTGTTGGTAGCCTTCTCTAAGACAGCTTGGTTATAGGCAGCTTCGATTTCTTCTGTGGTATATTCCTCTCCTTGCTCGAGTCCGCTCCGGTTATTGAGCTTTTCCGCGATAGAACGGATAGCCTCTGAGCGATCAACTTCTTGAGCGCGTTCTACTGCACCCATTCTCCGTTCAGCATCGTGATCTCCACCAAAAATACCGCTGAAGAAATCTCCGACATCTTCCAACCTTCTCTTAGACCAATCCATCACCCCTTCGTCTTCCGACTCAGCTAGGTTCTTAGCGTGGGCTTCGATTTGGATTCCTAATTTAGAAGAACCCCCCGACAATGAGTCGATCATTGCTTTTGCCTCGATATATCGATTCAGTTTGAAAACAGGGACAGTAGACCAAGAAGGGATTTCTAGTTGCCTTTGAGCATCGAGAGCATCCGACAATGACACATCTCCTGCGGAAGAAGCGGCGAGCGCGTCACTAAGTTTATCAAACTTTAAGGCAGAGTCGCCTGCAATAATTCTCCGGTTGCCTTCTGCGTCTGTGGTAGCTATGAAAGGGAGATCTCCTGCGCGGAGCATTCGTTTCTTTACGACATCATACTGACGGTCGATAGCTTCGTCAGATTTAAGCTGCAATTCATTGAAGGTATCGTCTCCAATAGATGTAGGGTCTTCCGACCGCATCCGGTTAGCTTCTTTGAACTCCGTGATAGTAGTCCAGTCAGGATCATCTTGACTGATCCTAGCTTGGATCATGTTCAACTTGGCTTCTCTAGAAACTCCTTTAGGGGCCGTGAGTGCCGCAAAGCCATCCACATCACCCTTCTCTACAGTGCCTTCTGCAATTAAAGATTGATACAGCCCATTACTAATCTCCTGCTCCGCGTTAAGAGACATTGCACCAGCATCAATATACGTTTTACGCAGGTAGTTCGCATAATTAATACGGGTCTCCGTATCCTCTTCTTCGGCGGGTCTTTCTGAAGACCAGTCTGAAAAATTCTCAAATTCAGGTTCGGGGGTCGGCGAAGTTAGTGAGCCAACAAGCTTTTCGTAGTCAGTCATAGCTGATAATAGGTGTATGTGGTTTAGGTGGAGATTTTAATCTTCGGTTTTCGGGGCAGTAAAGGCTTTAGAAAGTTTGCTTTCTTTTTTGGGAGAAAATTCGTTAATTTTAGTGCCTAGCACACCTAAAAGTGCGCTTCTTAATTGGCGATCAGTAACATCCTGTAAAATAGTTTTTACTTGTGCGGCTGGGTATTTTACGGGATCTAGTTTAGAGTATATGTTATAAAGAGTATCCTTGTCCGCTTTTTTAAGATCGAATGGCGTCTCCTCTCCCTCTTCGACATATTCCGGTTCTTTGGGTTCTATTTTAGAGACATCATCGAAATAACCTTGGTAAAGAGCCAGATTCTCTTTTCTAAATTCTTCTCCTGCTTTTTGTTTGGCCGCTAGAATTGAATTTGTTAATTCTGTCTTTTTCGATGCCGCACCACTCCTTATAGCCTCTTCTAAGGGAGTTATTTCAACGCCTCCGTAACCCTTCGGCATCTCGGTTAATTTATTAGCCAAATCAACATCACCATTAGCCAAAGCTATTTTCATCGCTTCAAGATATCGAGATTCCTCTCTGAGTTTATCTTGTTTCGCTTCTAGCGCGTCTTTTTTCTTCTGATCTTCAATTGATTGTTGTGCGCCAATAGCTTTCTCTGCGGCGGTAACCTTACTAGCTAAGACCGGACTATATGCGATTACTGAAGAATAATCGACTAGACTTTTATTCAGCTCTTCCTGCTGCTCTAAAGGACTCAGGGTATCATCATCAAGGATACCGTTAACTAGGGAATCGATTTTAGGGGCATACTCTAAAGCTTCGTTCTGCCTCTGAGCATCTCTTCTAGCTTTCTGGATTCCTAATTTTTGACTTTCAAAGGCGATCTCTTGCCTTTTCATAGACATAGCGTGCTGCTCTATTTTCATAGTCTGCATACGCATAGGCATCAGGACATCCTGACGATACTTCATCGATTGGTCAAAACCTCTTTCGCCAGCGAGCATTGGGAAATACTGCTGGCGTAGTGGGGCGATATCTTGGTTGTAGTCGATAGCCATTTTAGTGGTTACTTGTAAGATTGGTTAGATATCGGCGGGTAACCGAATTCCCCAAATTTATTCCAGTTATCCATAGGATCTCTAAGATCTTTAATCGAAGATTTTGAATCTTCTTTTTCCTTTTCTGTGATTCCGAGACCACTGGTAATGTTCTGGAAAAAACTCGGTTTTCCGCTATTGGCATAAGCCTTATCTTGCCTTTGGGCTTCTCTTCCAGCTTGAATTTTCTGAGCCATTCTCTGATTCCTCAATTCAGGCGTGTCGATTCGCGGCTCTCCCATACGCACAAGCTCTCTCTGCATTGCCATCTCGCCTGCTTGTTTGGTATACCCTCTACGTCGAAGCCTGCGCTCTGCATTACGATACTTAGTACTCTCAGGGCTGACTCTTGTTGCTGGTGTGGATCTTTGATTCGCAGTGAGTCCTTGGCTCAACGCTCCACCACTACCGAATTTGTAGCCGGAGTCATTAGACCGAATATCCATTGCTGTGAGAGGTGAACCATAGTTAGCCTCATATGCAGCGCGATTAGTAGCTTCTTCAGGCGATGAAAAACTTGTACCTTTGATTTTGTTTTTAGCCATCGCTGAGTCAAATGCTTTGCCAGACACACCTTCGTATTTACCAAGTTCTTCTTTTGCTTTATTTAAAGTTTCTGTCGTTAACTTACCGCCTCCTGAGAGTTTCTTGAGTTCGTCCATATACTCATACCTCATGGGAGACCCCGATGGCTGAATTTTGTTTTTTGACATCGTCGAATCAAACAATTCAGGAGACACATCCGCATACTTATTAAGGTCTTCTTTCTTTTGATTGAATATTTCAGGGGTTAGCTTACGCCTCTTTGCGAGGCTTTTCATTTCGTTGAACGTATCAAGCCTCACATTTGAAGGCTTAATTTGTTGTTTAGCTATCGTGTCATCAAATGCTTCGCCTGACACACCTTCGTATTTACCAAGTTCTTCTTTCGCTTGATTTAATACGTCGGGGGTTAGTAAACTCTTATTTGAGCGTTTTTTTAGCTCATCAAAGAAATCTTTTCTCATGCTTGACGGGTCGTTAGGACTCATAGTTGTTCTGCGGTTAATTGATTTAGGAGGCTACCAGAGGTGCTTGCAGGCCCAGTGGCGTGCGGTTGTCTTATCTTTCGCGGTTTTGCAGTTGTGTCTGGCCCTGAAATTAGCCCGACGCTTCGGGTTCTTGTGTTTGGTGAAATCGCTGTAATCACGATGTCCATACGAGACTTTCTTGATTTTGTCGCCTTCCTTGCCTAACACGACAAATTTTTTTTTCGATCCTTTCGGGGCGCGTTTAGGCTTATTAAAGCCAGCGAACGTCTCGCCGTGGTATTGGATACGGCCAGAAGGGAGCCGCTTGAATCGTTTATTCGCCACAGGCAGAAGATACAGGTTTTAGGAACAAGTGTCAATCTTCGGGATTCGGGGCAAAAAAACTTTTTTCCCAGACCTTTAGTACCCCTTTATTTATAAAGGAGTACTAAGAGCCTCAGAGAAAAGTTTTTTTTAGCTGATCAGACTGGTGTCGGGATTATTGAGCGCACCACTAAGACTTTTAATCGTAACCTGTTTCCTGAATCCCTTACCGTCATCGTCTTTCGGTGGATCAACAGCCACTAATCCTAGACGCTGGCGAGCGCAATCGAGAGCCAAGAAAGCAGCATCTGCCAAGTCTGGACTGCGACCAAACCGTGCCTTGAACTCTGGTTTTGACTCAATCTTCACTCTCAGCGTGCCTGTTCCTTTAGTCATGTCGTAGTTTCTGGCACACATTTCTTGCGCGAGATCCGACGATACACCGTAGATTTGCTTAGTTCTCAGCAGTTCCTTACCGACGAACCAGAGTTCAGAGACTCGATTCGTGTAGAGTTCGGCTCCGGTTAGCTGGCTATTCATGCTGACACGCTTGTCTGATCCTTTACCACCGAAGGTGACGCGCATAAAGTCGCTCGACCACTCGCCAGCCAACACGTCGCAGAATGGCGCACCCGCTCCGGTCGAGTCGAGTGCTACGTTGTTAGCAGAGATATTGCGGCGTTTACAGTGGTCGATAATCTGATGGACGATCTGGTAGGTGCGCGGAACCGCTTTATTAGTGGCGTCATCGTTTAGGTGGATCGCCTCTCCCAATTTGCATACATATTGGCCGTTTCGAGCGTATCCGACTTCGGCGGTATACATAATAGTCCGGTCGCCGCCGTTGGTGAAAGCCGGATCTATTCCGGCTACCACTGTCGGTTTTTCGGCCCAGTCCACTTCCCCCATCGCGCCACCTTTGGTAAGCTCCGCTTCGGAGTAGATTCCGGTTGTCTCGTCAGAGTCGAAAAAGACTGCGCGAACCATCCTCATATACCCTCTGGACTCTGGCCCTAATAACGCCCTGTCCTCTGCCAGCTTCTCAGCGGTGGGTAACCAAGGATACTTAACTTCCCCTAACGTAATGTTCGGACTCCGCTCACCATCAAGTCTAATATATTTACCGTTCCATTTAGTAGTCCATTCGTCAGCGGTCTGTGTGTCTACGGACTCCCAGCCCTTTTTCGGCTCCGACCAGACGCCGAAGGCATCAAATCGGCTGTTGGGGTTGGACATACCAATCATCTGGAAAAACGGGTTTTTAGAGAGGTTAGTCAGGCCAGCCTGCAAGATGGCCTCGCTGATCTCACTGAGTTCGTCCCCGCAAAGTATAATACGCTTCTGCTTGATCCCAATGAAACGTCCGACTGCCTCGCGTGTTTTGGATTTTTCCGCTGCGATAAGTGAAAGACCAGCCCTCTCGATTAGCGTGCCGTTTTCATCGATGTAGGCAGCGTTTCCTATCGAATCCCTTATCTTGATCGGCGCACCATCGATCACGGACAACAAAGACATTACTGAACCCCATATCCTTTTTCGTGCTTCCCGTAGCGTGGTTGAGGTCATCAGAACCAGCGTATCGCGTGGCTGCGATAGCCACTGGACGATACCCCATGCGGCCATTGTGTGTGATTTACCGGACGACGCAGAACCCCCAATCGCCAGATATTTGTGCTTAATCGCTGCCCGAATCATCTTTTCGGCCCAAGGATGGCGAACCATCATATGCTCCGGTAGTTCTTCCCTATTCCATAGTTCGTCGCATACTCTCCAGAAGTAGAACTCCTTGGCCTTGTCGTTCGGGTGGTGCGCGAAACCGTAAAGTAGAGCGGTAAGGAGACTGGTGGGCTGGATCATTAGACCGCCCACGTCCATTTTCTTGGATTGTGGATCGATGCGCGGCTCCAGAACGCGCTTGCGTTTATCTGCTTCGGAAGGCATAATTAAGTGGATGTCTGAAAAACCTATACGGGAGTGCGAGGCCGAAGCCTTGCGCCTTAACAAAGAAGGTTACAGTAATAGTGCGATTGGTCAACACATTGGGGTTCACCGCAACACAATTCGTAAATGGCTGAAGAAGCACGGAGTCGCTCCGAAGGTAAACGGTGATATGTCGGACGGCAAGGTTCTCGACAACCTGATCCAAAACACAAAAGTCAAAGACGAACACCTGAAACCAGATACCGACAAAGACCAGCTTAAAGAAGATATTGAGGAACACTTTAACGAGACCGTGAGTTCTGCGATTGTGGAGGAGCGGTTCCGAGCGTCGAAAGAAGAGGACGTTACCCTCAACGAGATCGCAGAGGCCCAGAACTCACCCGCCGACAAATACCAGCACTACGTAGCCGCAGCCGGAATTAAGTTACTGCGTGACTCGATGAAGACCCTGCGTGGGCCGAGGACGATCCGCGAGATGTCTGAACTAGATCAACTCATTCGCCGTAACTTAGGTCTTAACGCGAAGACTGGTGGTGGCAGCAGCAAAATGCAGATCGATATTTCTATCCTCAACAACTCCAAGGCAGACAAAGGAGGAGGGGCGATAAAACAGAAAAAAACGATTGACGCAGATACCGGAAAAGAGATTTAATACCATCACAATGTTTGAAGATCGTGAACCCGAAGTAGGGGCTAGGTTCATTACCCGCGTAGATGAGGGTTCTGATTTCCGATTTCCTGTCGATACCGCCGACGGCCTATGGTATCGAGTGAGACCGTCAACGGCTCGCGAAGTGTTCTACCTGCAATCGTTGCCTAAAGGGATCAGGGTTCTTGTGCCAGCGGAGGGCGACGGTCTGCTCCTAAGAGGAGATTCAATACCAGTAAAATGAAACCCGAAACCCTATTCCGTCTCCACGAAGAGACGTGCGCTAAAACGCTCGACATCATGCGAGCAAAAAACTCCGACTACTGCGGTGGCACTGAGACCGTAGACGCTCTCGCTAATTTCAAGTCAGCGAAGTCGTTAGGACTCCATCCGGTTACCGGATTGCTGTTAAGGATGCAGGATAAACTGATGCGGATTAAGTCGTTCGTCAACGACGGTCAGTTACAGGTAGCTGGCGAGTCGGTTGATGACGCCTGTGAGGATCTTGTGAACTACTCCGTCTTGGCTAAAGCCCTCCTAACTGAGGAGCGCGAGGAACACTGCGAGACGTGCGATGGGCCTGTGGAAGATGACTGCGACAATATGTATTGTCCTGAGTATACCCCTAAAAGGACGAAGACGACTTTATTTTAATGGGTAATATTTTCAAGATATTGGCGCGAGAGGACAGCGTTAAGACCGATAATTTAATAAAGGTTCTTTCTCCCTTCGGCGAGGTCGAAGTCATACTGGACGTAGAGGGTGATTTGGAGGGATACACTGGTATGACGGGTAGATGGTTAAACCATACAACAGCGTGGGATCTTTTGTTCAAAGAACTTGCAGAAGAATACACTTGGGTTGTCGAGGACGATGTCGCGTTCAACCAAGAAACAATCGAAAACATCTTGGATACGTTTGAATCTGACGAATCAGATTTAATATCTAATTGGATTTATTCAAGAATTGAGAAGACTCGTTGGGGTTGGTGGTATTTAGGTCGCAGCCTTGAAGAAGCTATGCTTTGGACTTCGCTAAATTGTTTTTGCAGGATATCACCGACTCTCATTAAAAAAGTAAAAGAACATCGAGATGGGCATGGTAAGTTCTTATTCCACGAAATACTCCTACCGACTTTATCTGATACGAGACTAGATTTCAAGGAAACTCAGTTTAAGGATTATTTTAACAACTTCCATTGGGACAAGTCAGAAGTCGATCTGGAATCGGTTTCAGAGTATGCTGTATACCACCCCGTTAAGTCAGACGACAAACACACAGAGATCTGTAGATTATGATCGTCGGAGTAGACAACGGATTAGATGGCGGCCTCTGCGCCATATCGAAACACGACGGCAGTCTCATCGATAAAATCCGTATGCCTACTCTTCAGATGTCGAAGAAGAAAGAGATCGACATCCGTCAGGTTCATCAGTGGATAATGGATCTGAACACTCCCTTTATCTTTGCGGTCGAGGAACCGCTGGCGCACGCGAAGAGTAGCCAAGCGGTTCGGTCAATGGCGATCTCGTTCGGCAAGCTAGTCGGCATGGCTGAGTCCCACGACTACGAAAACATAATGCGTGTGTCCGTCCACAAGTGGCAGAAGGTAATGTTGGGCAGAGTTCCTAAAGGTAGGACTAAGGAAGTTGCCTTAGAACTAGCGAATCAGTTAGAGCCGTCAGAGAACTGGCTGGCGAATAAACGATGCCGGACGCCGCACGACGGCATGATCGATGCCTATCTTATCGCCCGATACATTTGGGGTGGTAAAAAAAGTTGAAATTTTTCTGGACGTATTGCCAGACTTCAATTATTTGTCTGTTCATAGACAATAAATGAAGACGCTATATCCGAAACAACAAGACGCGCTCGACTTCTTCCTAGCGAAGCACAAGTTGAATTTAAACTCACTCGACACTAGCCATGTCGGAACCGGCAAGACAGTAGTAGCCGCTCATCTGGCCAAAGCTTTGAATAGACCTGTAGCGGTCTTGTGTCCGAAGGCGGTGATCCCGTCATGGGAACGCGAGCTAAAAGAGACTGGCATCGAGCCGCTCTTCGTCCTCAACTACGAGAAGATCAGAACGGGCCGGACGGACTTCATGTCCAAGAGAGGCAAGAAGATCATGACGTGGAACCTACCTAAAAACACATTAGTGCTGGTAGATGAGGTTCACAGATGCAAAGGGCCGTATACGCAAAACGCACAGTTGTTAGTGTCGTTGGTGGCACAAGGCTACTCGATCCACGCGATGTCCGCGACCGCCGCCGAAGACCCTACTGAGATGCGACCAATCGGATACGCATTAGGTCTCCATAATCTCAACAAAGCGGAGGACGGTGTCAAAAGTTGGTTCGGGTGGATGATGCAATACGGATGCACTCAGAACCAGTGGAACGCGTGGGAGCTTCGGCGTAAGACCAAACTCAGTGATCTTAATAAGGTCATGTATGGGAAGAATGTTAAGCGGCTCACGGTTGATGACTTCCCTGATTCCTTTAAAGCGAACCGTGTATTCGTGGAGCCGATTGCGTTTGGCTCTGCTGCCAAGATCGCGAAGGCGTATAAAGATCTCGACATCACTCCTGAGATCATCACCAATCTTCTGGAGAACGGAACTGTTGAGGACAGCGATTGGGTTCTTGTAAATCTTCTTAGGGCAAGGCAACTTGCTGAATCGCTAAAGGCCAAAGACATGGCCGACATGGCAAGGGACTACGTAGAGCAGGGACACAGTGTTGTGTTGTTCGTTAACTTTACGGAGACGGCCCAGACACTACAGCAGTTGTTGAATTGTCCTGCTATCGTTGGTGGTCAGTCTGCCGAAGAGCGGCAACAGGTGATCGACGATTTTCAAGACGACAATGAACACGTCATCGTGGTCAATATCGCCGCTGGTGGAACCGGAATCTCGCTGCATGACACCAACGGTAGTAGGCAGCGGATCTCATTGATCTCGCCCACATTCAATGTCAAAGACCACCTACAGGCATTGGGTCGCATCCACCGAAACGGAGCGAAGAGCGACGCTATCCAGAAGATCCTCGTCGCCAGCGATTCAATCGAAGAACACGTTATGCGTGTTGTCGAAGAGAAGTCGGATAACCTGAACACGCTACATCAATAACCAACAACAGATCATGAAGATAAAGAAAAAGAAACTACTGAAATACTTCAAGGAGATGGGAAAAACCTACCAAAAAGAAGCAGAGATTGCTGCTAGGGATGGGGAAGAGTTAAACGCGATTGAAGAAGAAATAATCTCAAGATTCGCCAGTCACTGCACCATCAATCAAGTAATTAAATGAATACAGAAAACAAAATTAAAGGTCTCACCAAATACAAACGAGACATCATCGAAAAAGTCTGCTCGCTCGTCGCCGATGAGTTCTCGGTAGACAAGGAAGACCTCTTCAAAAAATCCAGAGCCTTCCGATACTCTACGCCCAGATCAGTCGCGGCGGGGCTGCTGCGGGTTAACTACGGAATCCAGTATCAGATCCTCGCGGACTATTTCGGATACGTGTCGCATAGTAGTATCATCCACGCTGTTAAATCGGTAGACCATAAAATAAAAACTGATCGTGAGATGAGGTCTATTATCAGAAATATCTTGAAGAACGTTGCTCAAGAAATTAAACCAACTAACTAGAATTATGAAAAAATTATTCGTATTGGCATTATGCATCACTCCCATAGCCGCAGTGTTGTTTAGCTCTACCTCACCGGATCTACCTGAACTTATTTCGGTAGAGCCTAAAGAAGAACCTGAACAGATCAGCGCGTCCGTCCTTCTATCTAAGTGGCAGGTGGAGAAGATGATGAGGAGTTTTGACAGCGATGACCATCCGTCGGATATGCGCGTCTTCACCTCTGTAGTCAACAACTCTGCGGACGGCTGGCGTATCTCATCAACGCATTTGGTTCGTAACCCGAAGAATGTGATCCTACCAACCACAGATTATCACGTCATTGATTCTTCCTACATCGATTTCTCTGGTAATCTCAGAGAGTGTGTGGAGTATGCGAGATCCTATAAAGGTCACCATGATTATATCGTTGTGCCATTGAAGTAGAATTTAAACATTATGAGCAATCAACCAGACCACCAAAGCAGAGGACACGCGGAGTTCTCTCCGTCGAGCCTAAAGTATGTAGCCGCTTGTGCTGGCTACCAAGGCCGAGACGGCACGTCACCCGCTGCTGAGATGGGGACGAGAATCCATGAGGCTCTTGAAGTCTTCGATCCTTCCGCTCTCCATAACGAAGAAGAACTCGCTATCTATGAGCAGATCGTTAAGATGGAGCAGGACTTCATGGGCAACTTCGACGAGATCGAGGAAGAGCTTAACGAGATCCAAGTTGAGGTCGCACTCGATGGCACTGAGACATGGGGAACCTGTGACCGATTCTTGATCCTCAAAGGCGGCGACCGTGCCGTCATGGCTGACTACAAAACCGGAATCAGCATCATCGACCCGCCGGAAAAGAACTGGCAAGCGAAGGCATACACGACCGGAGCGTTCCAGAAGTATCCCGACATCGAGGAGATCGTCTTCGCGTTCTACGTTCCGCAGCACAATGCGACGTTGCACCACACGTTCACGCGAGAAGACCTCCCTACTCTGGTCGAAGACCTTAGCCGAGTCATCAAGGCTGGCGAAGAAGTCAGACCGAAGTGGGAGTCAGGCACACCTGAGCTTGAGGAATGCACCCCGACTCAGTATTGCCGATTCTGTAGGCACGAAGATACTTGTCCCGCACTAGGCGGTCTCGTTATCAGCGTGGCCAAGAAACTCGATACCACGTTGCCTGACATCGATCCGACTGACGTTGATAATCCGGCCAGACTCTCTGAGCTATTCAACATCGCGAAGATCGTGGAGAACTGGTCGATGTCTATTAAACGTAAAACACTCGACGCCCTTAAAGACGGCGAGCAGCTTGACGGTCTTAAACTCCGCTCGATGGGCAGGACTAGAAAGATCTCCGATAACGCGACTTTTGTAAAAATCGCAAAAAAA